TTAGTAACTTCTCCCTTAACCTCGTCCACAGTTTTAAACTTCTCCTCAAGCTCTGGAGGAAGTTTGTTTTTTTCTTTATCTTCTTCTTTGTCCTCTGAATTCTTCATCCAAGAGGGAAACCAATCTTTAGCCATTATAATTCTCCTTCCAGAGTGGGTCAATCGAGGATTTCTTCATATCTTCTAATTTTTGCTGATTTTGCTCAAACTGATCTTTTAAACTCTTAATAATCGAAGGTAACTCAGCTATTACCCCTAACATATTTAAAGTTGCTGTAAGTGTCGCAGCTTCTACAAGAGCATCTTCTTTCTTAAAATCTACTTGAAGAAGTTTACTTAACGTCTGTTTCCTCGTACTAGATAGGAACTGTTCCAGTGGTTTGAAATCCTCCAGTTGGTACAGCTCCGAAATCTCCTTGTACTTCGGGATTAGATCCTGGATTTCCTGCATTCTGTGGTACTCCTTGAGCGCCGGGTGCGCCTGGTTGTTGGTTATTCTGAGGGACTATTCCTGTGATATCTGGAAGTAGTCTACTTACATCATCATGGTTAAAGTTACGTAAGATAGTTTTATATAAAGCGGTGTTAGCGAGTAGAACATCCCCATAATACTTTGCAAGCTGGGGCATCTGTTGTGCAGCATTTGTCATAGCCTGAATCATCTGAGCATTCTCTTGATAGAATCTGCTTAAAGCTCCAGCGAGAAGAATATCATTCTGTCTTTCGAGTTCCTTATTATTAGATGCCGTCGTCGGGCGAAGTCTGAATCCTAAAGATCCATTCTTATAAGCATCTAAAGCTTTAGCTAAAGTAGGAGAGTTATCTCCATATTTCTTTAACTTCGTTCCTATACCAAAATTCGAGAACATCTCTGTAAGCTTAATCGCAATCCTAACATGCGCGCTGCGCATATCGCTCATTCTGAGATTATTTCTATTGTTCTGCTGAATAAGCACCATAGATGTTCCAGATGCAGAGTATATCCCGCGCTTTGCATTAACAACACCACCGCCAGTACCTCCAATGGCAGGATCAATACCTGCACGCTCTTTCGCACAAGACATAATAAAAGAGTCTGCTTCACTACTATACCCCATATCTGTTCCTGGTTTAATATATTCTACAGCTCCCTCTTTCGCTGGAATCATTACTCCAGGATACATTTGAAGAATTGAACTAAGCTTCGAATCAGGATCTACCCTAAAAATTCCTAACATCGCAAAATTACGATTATTAGTTCTCCAGTTAGAGTTTTGAGATAGCTCCTTCTGATAATTATGAAGCATTGAAGCATACCCTGTTCCGAAGTATCCTTCATCATCATAACTTAACTTAACATCCTCAACTGGATGCATATTTTTAGGGTAAAAATTATAAATCTGATAAAGAACTTTATCTGTCTTCTTATGATATTTAGCAAAAATAGAATAAGTATCTGAGCCTCTTTTATACTTCATATAACAGTTATAAAGATCCCACTCAGCGCTTCCCTTTTCTCCGGCGCTAGATCCTTCTATCCCTAAGTTACGCTCTAATTCAAGCTGCATTTGATCTGATTCTGTCCTATCCGGCGACTGTAAAATCATATCAATATCATCAGCTTCATATAAATCATTATGCTTAAGCTCTCTTACTTTCCAATAATTCAAAGTTTGAATTGTATAAAAGAAATCCGCATCACCTAATACAGGGACGCGAGGATCAATTCCGAATTTATTCAGTGGAACTAAGCGAGGATGTGGAGCATCTCTTTTTATGAAATCAGAGAACTTATACTCAGTCGCTGAGTCTTTTGTTCCAATTCCTCCGATATGAATATATTGCTTCTCAACCTCATATTCCCAAGGAAATTCCGTAATTCCTGTTCCATATTTAATTGCTGAATTAAAAAAAGCCTGCTCAATACGATAAAAATCTAGAGAAGCCGGATCATAAGCCTCATCCATAAGAAACTTCTCTAGAACCCTCTTCATATCTTCTCCATCTTTTGTTGGAGAATCCCCGGAAAGAGAGATTGAAAATAAAGGATCATACATATATAAAGCACCGAGGACTCTAGAGAGTAGCTCATCACAAAATGTTCCGATAAGCTGAATTACCAAATTCGCAGCGCCAGGCCAAGGAAAGTCTATTTCATTGTCTTTCGGAATTCCTTTATACAAACGAACATATTCAGGAAGTTTTTCATTCCTGAATACTTGTAGTTTAGAATTTATAGACCTTATATTAGAGCGAATGAATTCATGAAGATCTTGGATATCTTCAGAAGAGAATCCGGTAATTCCATCATTCGCTTTAATCTTAATCGGCGCTGGAAATGGCATTTTCTTATCCTTTTATTAACTTATTCAGGGCTTGTCGTTGTGCCAGGGGCAATCACAGGAAGAGCTAAAGTTGTAGGAGCAACTGGAGCCGAAGGAGCTGGAATCGTATTAAGAATCGTAACAACACTACTTCCAATGGCTGTTGCAAGTTTATTAATCTGATCTGCTGTAGGATTAGAAACTCCAACAGATTGCAAAAAAGCTCCAGTTTGAGGAGTTAAATAAGCTGCGAAAGCTTCAAGTTTCTGCGCACCTGTACCACTCTGCGCACCTACAGCAGCCGCGCCGGCTTCAATATCTGCAACTTTCCTAATTCCTGCATTAATAAGTGCTTCAGTCCCTTGAATAACAATTGCTGCAAGAGGATTAACTTTGCTTACAATAATATTTACAATATTCTCAGTCGCATTAATATCATTCTGCCCTTGCTGAGATCCTAAGAACTTAAAAGTAGCTACAAAATCATGTCCAATAGCACTTAATATTGATTTAAAGCTCATCTTATAAATCTCCTTATTTTGAAGTTGGGGTAGAGACACTTTCTGTTTCAACTGTAGTTGTGGATAAGGTTGACGTGACCGCCGATTGCCCGGCGCCTGGCGGCGCTGAGATAAAAGAAGGTGCTGGTAAACTCTTCGTGAAGGATTTAAAATCAGCTGCAAGAATAGAAAGAAAGTTATAAATGGACTTATACCATATTCCTCCTATTTCTGCAGGTTGAGGGAGAGATTGGACTAAGGCAGAGAACACTTGATAAGCAATATAAACTTCAACAATAACTTCAGTTGTGGGATTAGTTAAGATGTTCATTTCTATGCTCCTATTTTATAAACTTCAATGCTATCTCAGCTAATGTTCCAACTAAAGTTGCCGCTGCAAGCCATAATGCTTTATTAATATTTCTACCTATTCGTTCAATGTTATCTTCTACCATCGCTAACCTCGTAGTAACTGAGAGATTATGTGGCCCATTTCCTATATACATATCAGTATGAAGCATGTGGATTTTCTTCTTATCTTCAAAAGTAAATTCAGTGGCCACCACTAAATCCTCCTCTAAGCAACTGCCCCGGCTCCACGTTTCCAGCGCCTTAATCTTGCTTCGAGGAATTCGTTCACCTCTTCTTGATTTACAAGATCAAAATTCCAAACCTGGAGTCCGTATCCAAAAACATCTAATAAATCAATTAATCCTTTTTTCTGCCCCCAGGATTCAGCTTCATCTCTGAATTTCTCCGAGCCATAGCCATAAGCAGGAATAAAAACTTCATGTCTTTCTACAAGAGGAATTGTGTTATCTATTCTCTCTGTTTTAGCATTTGCAGTCTGAGGAGTTTTAAGCATTTCAATTTTAATATGTGCAATTTCGGGGCGCAGATATTTATTAGTTGTGATATAATAATTTAAATGATATATAAGATATTTCTGCGCCCCGACCCCTTCAACGTAAATCTTATTAAGCTTCCATTTAATAGCTAAGTTAAAGATTTGCTCTATGAACTTATCTATTGAGCAATCCTCAGCCCAGCATTCTAAAAGATATACCCTACGAGGATCTCTAAGTACTCCAGATACAATTGCTGCGTGTCTGCATCTACCTTCAGTTCCCACTTTACCGCTACTGTGGTGTCCGGCGTGATTGGGGTCAATGATAAGAAACCGGTCCAAGTTTCGTGGAAATATATCTTTTTCAATATCACCATCCGCTACATGATGCCTGATAACAGTTCGCTTTTGATGAGGATTATCTGTATCTAAAGCCTTTGGCCGAGCTATTGCTCCCCCGATTAACTCATAATGGAAGAATCTAAAATCTCCCATATTAAACTTTGCTTTAGATGGATCAATGGGAAAATTTAAGAACTGACAACTAAAAAAATATGATCCCAGGCGTTTTTTCCATCTAAGAAGCTTTTCAAGTCCGAAAGATTCTGGGAAGATAGGTTTTCCAATAGAGTGTAAAGCGCAACATCCTCCGAGGGCAGAGTGTGTAGTGAATCCAAAATAAGGTTCATTCTCTCGGATGTATGAATTGAGATCTTTATGGCTCCAGCGATTCCCAACGACGATTTCATCAAAATCCCTCCCTGGATTAGAAGGATCGCTATCTGTAGCGCCAACGAGAAGTTGATGATATTCTATAGTAGAATTCATTACAGCTTCAGAGTTTAATGCTTCTTTTCCGACGAGATCATCTTGGATTATTAAGTCGTAGTGACGAGATTGTAAGGCTGCGCCGACACCGATAAAATCATATGTACCTTCACCATGTCCTCTTCCTGCCCCTTCTCTTCTATGATGAAGAGAATCATTAGTCCATGTTTCAGAAGTAGTAGGAAGTATATCAGGCCAAAGTTCACGAAAGTTAGAATTATTCACGTACTGATTACTAACTCGCACCCCAAGTTTAATTGCATTCTTAATTGTTTCTGATATAAGGAGGATGCGTATATTCTGGTTATGTGCTCTGTGCATCCATTCAATGAATAAATCACTATATCCAATGGAACTGAATAAGTCTTGTTCATAGTTCCCAAAGGGCAAAGCTCTCCAGATAGGGAAGCATTCTGAGTATACTGTAGATTTATA